GGATGCGGTCGGCGATCATGGCGATGAACTCCGAATTGGTGGGCTTGCCCTTGGTATTCCCAAAGGTAAATTATGCCTAAAAGAATCCCCCCGCCTTACGACGGGGGTATTCTCATTTTTCGAGCTTCCGCATCACGCTGTTGTACACGCGCTCGTTGACGATTTTAAGGCTGTCCATCAGCTCGTCCATGACCTCCCACGCTCTTGCTGGAGCCATGTCGGAGACGGCCTGCAAAAAATCGCTGTCGCCGTAGCTGCCTACCGTTTCAGACGCATAGGTCTTGACCGGCGCCGGAGCTGCCGAATACAACATCGGCCTTTCCGGTTCTTTGGGCGCGTTTTGATTTTGGATGATGTACAGCGCCGCCAGCTTTTGATAATTGGGCCAGCTCGATGCCTCCGTCTCAAGCCGCGATATCCACAGCTTGACCTCGTTTTCGTCGATCAAGGGGACGCACCCCCTTATTCCTCCATCAAGCTCGCGGCACGCCGCAGCGCTTCCTTTACGCGGTCATCGTCCGTCTCGCGCATCATGTCGTTGATCTGCTCGCGCAGGTGCTCCATGCTGTCGGCACGGCTGTAGTGCCCGCGGACGTAATGCGTGCCGCGGCGAGCATAGGAGCTGCCCCTGCCGTAAGTGCCGCGCATATCGGCCTGCCAGTCGCCGCCGCGAGAATAATCACCGTCGCGGGAATAGTCTCCGTCGCGAGAATAACCGTCGTCTTCCATCATCTCGATCTTGTCGATGTTCTTGATGGTGTCGGTCAGCTTGTGCGCGATTTCGAGATCGCCCGCGCCAAGCTCGCCCTTACGCGCCAGCTCGTCGAGTTCGTCGCACAGCATATTGCGAAGCTCGTACATTGCTTTCTTACTCATGTCCATTCTCCTTTCAGCAAACTCTTGTGATAATCAAGTTAGCGTTGCTTACGTCGATGCTCTGCCCGCTTACGTTGCGGATAGACAGCGACGCGCAACAACCCTTTGTAACGTCAACGTACTCGGATGCAGCCACGTTAAAAAATGCCCCCGCCGCTGCGGGCGTCACCGTCGCAACGGAGGACGGGAGCGGCTCACCGTCAACCGCAATGGCAACGGAGATGGGGCCGGGGGTCCCGCCGGTGCTTACGGCAATATTGCCGATAAAGTCCACCTTATAGCGGACGCGGCACTGGGAGCAGTTGCCGCGAAGATTGAACAGTCCAGACCCAGCGCGATGAGTCACAAGCCCCCTTGCGCAGGGAATGGGCGTTTCAGTAAAAAGTGTGTTCTGATTTTCCGCCACAGTCTGAGTAGCAATAGCGGTATATTCAGGCATGTTGATGCTCCTTTCTGTGAAAATGTTAAAAATTATTTTTCTCTTGCTTTTTGGTTGTTCCCTATAATGACTGGAACCTCAAGGCATTCTTCATCCGTCCAACCGCTCCTTTTCCGATTTGCAAGAGTATGCGGCTTTATTCCTGTTATTTCTGCCCATTGCGCAATCGTTTTGGACTCTCCTTTGTATGTCAAAAACACATTTCTTCTCGTGTTATTGCTTTGGTCTTTAGGAGTAACCCATCGGCAATTATCAGGGGAATAGCCTTTGCTGTTGTCGACCCTGTCAATCGACAGCCCGATAGCGTATCCGTTTTGAGTTGCCCATTCATAGAAAGCCAAGAACGAGCTGTTCCATTCATCATAAATGGAAATGCCAATAGCCCCATAAAGAGGATAGCTAATACAGGATTCTCGATTGCACCGCTCTTTCATTCCGTGCCATATTGAGTGGAGCCTTTCACCGACTGCGTCCCCTTTATAAATTCGGCATCGCTCAGATGTGAGTTCGGACTGCAAGCAGCCACAAGATTTGGTTAGCCCTCTTCTTAAGCTCGCACCGTTTATAGATTTTACGTTGCCGCAATCGCATTTGCACACCCACTTAGTTGTCTTGCTTCTTTTGCAATTAAAGTCCTGCGACAAGACTAAAAGGCGTCCAAACCGCTTCCCTGTTAAATCAATAATATGTGACACATTCGTTCCCTCCCGTGTTTAATTAAGTTTAATTAAACTATACCACATTATTAACTTGATTTCAAGGGAATGTTGTGTTAAACTTAATTAAATTTTAGGAGGTGCATTATGGCCCAAAATGAATTGAAAACCAGAGTTCGATTTTCCACTACTATTAGTTTTGAAGCCGAAAGAGCGATAAAAGAGTATTCAAAGCAAACAAGCGTGCCTATTAGCAAAATCGTCGATAAGGCGATTATCCAGTATATAGAGGGTAAAGAAAACACTTGAAAAATACAGCGGCGAGGCAATAGCCCCGCCGCGTTGTCGTAGTATCGGCACGGGGCCGACCATTTTGTTGGCGTCAACAAAATCGCCAACAAAAAGCTATGCTATGCAGTTGTCAGCAGCCGCAGCCCTGATTGCAGCCGCAGCCGCAACCCCCGTACTGATAAGGTGCAGGAACCTCAAAAGAAGGAACGGGGCGCGGGTTGTAATACGCGAACTGTGCGCTAACATAGTTGCGCATATCAAGCGTCTGAGCAGCCTGAGAGGCCGCGAGGTCAGCAGCAAAAAGACGCTGATTCTGTTCAGCAATCTTCGCGTCCTTCGCAGCGATCTCCTGCGCGGTTAGACGCTGGTCGATGCCGCGGAACCCGCTGTTCATCGCGTCGATGATGTCGCGGGTCGCGTTCTGCACGGTGTTGCGCGTGTCGCACGCCTGCGTTGCCATGTCATAGCGCACCTGCGCGATAGCCGCGCGATTCTCGCAGCAGCAATTTGCGGCCTGCATCTGCATGGCGTTGAGCTGCTGCATCAGCGCCGCCTGCTGGTTGCTGCGGGAAAGCTCGGCGGTCTGGAAACCACTGTTGAGGGCCTGCGTGGTCGTAGCAAAGCCGCCGGTAATGGCGTTGTTCAGGGCAAACGTGGAATCGCAAATGCCATTGTTGACCGCGTCCAACTTGCGTTCGATGTTGGCGAAGTCGGAGGTCAGAACATAGCCGTCCATTACACCGCCGCCGTTGCCGTTGCCAAATCCGTTGCGGCCCCAGCCGAAGAGGAAAAGAACGATAATCCAGATCCAGTTGTCGCCCCACATCCCCATACCGCCGCCGTAATTGTTCGCGGGGGCGACCGGCATAGTCATCATGGGAGTACCATCAGAAAGAGACATGTTATCTCTCCTTTCAATAAGTTTTTATTTACAACTTTCTGGCCAGAAAATGTTGTATCAATGTTGAAAATATGGTATAATTGATATGCACGGATAGGGTCGCTCCCGACAAGCCGAAAGTCCTATCGGTTTCCGTGCAATACAAAATTTAGGACTGCACGAAAGGACAGTGCTATGCCGTACAAAGACAAAGGTTTTTATGCTCAAAAGCACCAACAACTAATCGGTCAAAAATTTAACCGCTTAACTATCCTTGATATTTGGATTGATACGGTAAAAGGTTACTATGTGTGCAAATGCAAGTGTGAATGCGGAAGCGAAACTGTAACCCGACTATCTCCCGTTAAAAACGGGGGAATAAAATCTTGCGGATGCATTCGGTACAAATACAGGAAAGCGCCTATAAGGGGCTGCAAATTGTATACAGGTCGTTCAAAGCATCCCCTTTACAACATTTGGAACAACATGCTTGGGCGATGCGAAAACCCAAATGATGAAATGTTCAAAAATTATGGTGGCAGGGGCATTTCCGTTTGCAACCAGTGGCATGATTTTGATAAATTTATAGAATGGTCGGATTCAGTTGGTGGTCGTCCTGATGGATGCTCTATTGACCGAATTGATGTAAACGGAAACTATTGCCCTGAAAATTGCAGATGGGCGACCAATGAAATTCAGCAAAACAACAAAACTACAAGCCAGTATCTAACATACAAAGGCGAAACAAAAACGCTTGCTGAATGGTGCCGAAAACTCGGGTTGAGCCGATATTCCGTTCAATATCGCTTTATGCAAGGCTGGTCGGCTGAAGATATATTAGAAATCCCGTTAAACCATCGGAAAGACGAATACCGAAGAAAAATTTTGCAGAGAACAAAAGACGGGATCATTGTTGCAACATATAATGGCCTTTCGGATTTGCCAGAAGAATACAAAATGACATCAGTATCTTCGGCTTGTAACGGTCATTATAAGCGGGATACTTACAAAGGTTATATTTGGGAGTATGCAGAGGGCTAAATGCCCTCTGCTTTTTTAGCGGAACAAATGCTCGAACTGCTTTGCCATCGTTTGCAGTTGGTTTAACTCCTGCTGGCTCATAGCGCCAGATTGCAAGAGCTTATTGACTTCTTCTTTTGGGTTTCCCTGAAAGCCGCTTTGGAACTGTTGGAATTTCTGCTTGAGCTGCATCAGCTCACCCATCGGCCCCGGCATCTGCCCGCCGCCCAGCGCGGCCATGAACGGATTAGTCATCGTCCTCATCCTCCTCGACCTTGCGCTTCTTCTTGCCCTTTATTTCGCCCACAAGCGCCGCCAGACGGTCGAACTCCTCGCGGGTGACAAATTCCGTACCCGGCTTTTGCGGCGCGTTAGAGGGCGTTTCTGCGCGCTCTACGAGGTCGTAAATCTTGAGCGTCGGCTTTCCGCTTGCGTCGGACTGCTTGAGGTATACCGTCGGCGCGGAGCTGTCCCACAGCGCAACGGCAGAGTTGGGCGCGATCAGGTAGCCTCTCGCCTCCTGCTCGCTGCTCACCCATTGCACGCCGCCGGTCGCGACAGGATTCTGCGGCACGGGAGGCGGAGCGGGCTGCATCATCTGCTGCTGCCGCATCTGCATAAGGTTATCCGGCATCGGCTGCGGATAATAAGGGTTTTGATAGTACGGATTAAAAGCCATGTCATTCAGTCTCCTTTACCCAAAAATAGATCACAGTCTCATTGCTGCTGTCCCATGAATCAAAGATCGTCCCGTCCTGCACGCACACCACATGGCCGGACAGGGCTAAAATGTATGTGCCTTCCGGATGCTCGTCCGCAAACTGCCCGACGGTATAGCACAGAGGACAGGTGTCCGGCACGATGTAGCGCCGATAGCCGAGGGAGTGCAGATACGCTCCCCATGTCGCATTGGCCGACGGCATGTCACCGTCTAAATAGCCTTGTATAGCGAGCGCGAGATACGTTTCGCCCCAGTCTTTTCCGGTCGCTTTGGAGATCGCCCGAACGGTGCAGTCCCCCACGTTCTTGCCATAAGGCGACGGATTATAATAGCTATACATGCAGCAGCTCCGCAAAATAAACATAGGTGCGCAGCTCGTCCGGCTCGGGGAACAGCACCAAAATATCCCTCGCCATCTGCTCGGTGAATCCCAATGCCAAAAGCCGTTCGTACATACAGCGCACCTCCTTTTCTTCCTCTATGGTACAAGAAAACCCCTTTCCCAAAGTGCCGGAAAAGGGGATGAAAAGTGTACGGCGAAGTTCGTCGAACGATTGCGCTTGCAAATTCTGACGGGATATGCTAATTTTTTGTCACGACGTACTCCATGCGTCATTCATACCCCCCCCCATAAAGGAAAAGAGCCTCACCGTTTGGTGAAGCTCTTTTCCTATTCAAAGACTTCCGATGCGATTTTGCGGTACGCCTTTCGGCGATACTTTTTGACCGTATCCGGCGACAGGTTCATTTCAAATGCCACCTGTACGCAGGAGCGGCCCCGCACGTCGCACTCGACGAGGCACGCCATTTCGTCGGGCGGAAGCTCAAAAGACCGAATGTATGCCACGGCCCGCCGCGGGGCCATAGAGGATAATTTTGCGCGGATCGCTCGGTGCTGCTTGTCCATGCTGTGCGCCGGGGCTTGCAGAGCGCTCACGCGAGGGGAGACATGTCTCCCGCCCGTTTTCCTTTCGTTATTTTAGAATTTTTTCGAGATATGCGTAAACATATTCTCCCCACGCCCTTTGCGTCGCGGGGCCGAAGGAATTGTCCACATCCAGCTCGTAGCCGCAGGCGTTGAGAAGCTCTTGCAGCTTCCCGACCGCTGCGCCCTTGTCGCCGCGCACTAACGTGAGCTTTTCCGCGGGGTATTTCGGCACGCCGAAGCCGCGAATATACCGCCCGTTGACGGGGATGATGCGGTAAGCGCACTCGTGGGTTTTGCCCTTGTTCCCCTCGAACACCGTGAAGCTCTGCCCGTCGCAGGCGGTCACGATGCCCGTGTGGTTGGGCGCGCCGGTGCAGTCCGTGAGGGCGTAGTCCTCGCGGTCGTTCCAGCAGTAAAACACCTGCTCGCCGACCGTTGGAATGTGCGTGTCGTCCTCGACCCATTGGCCGCGCGCCTGATACCAGCGCATTTGCTCGCCGCAGCTGCACTCGATGGGAATGACTTCCGTCAAACCGCAGAGGATCGCCGCCGCGCTGACGGTCGCCGCGCAGTAGTCGTCGGTGTAGGTCAGCTTGTGGCCGCGCGGGTGCGGGAGGTAGCTGTTGTAGGCGTCCACAATGCGCTTGTGCACCGCGTCGCCGCGCACAGCGCCCTCCCACGCGGTCAGGGTCTCAAGAAACCTCTTCATTTTTCTTTTTCTCGGTCTGCGTGCCGAAGTAGAACGCGATGATGGTCGTGAAGATGGTCAGAAACTCCGTCCCGCTGATGCTGCCGCGCAGGGCGAGCACCGAGAAAACCGCCGTGAGCGCGATGGTCACGATGCTCTTGACCGTGAGCAGATTGGCAATTCGATTTTGCATTTTTTGCCTCCTTTACAAAAACCGCACGGCATAGAACTGCCGCGTCTTTGTGTTGATCTTGCTGCACGCGCCGTTGATGGCGGCGACGTGCCCGCCGTCGAGCATGACGGCGTATTCCAGCTTGAGCTTGTCCCGACAAAAGGCGTTGACCTGCTGCGCGGTCATGCTGCGGCAGTAGACGCCGTAGAGCATCCCGCCCTTGTAGCCGAGGACGGTGTGGTTAGTTTTGCGCAGCACGTCGGAGTAAGCGCCCGTAAAGCCCTCTGCGGCAGGGTTATAATTACCGAGCAGGCCAAGTCCCCCTACCGCCCACACGGCGCCGTCCAGCGCCTCCGCCGAGGACACGCGGGCAATGCGCACCGCGCCGCCCGTGGTCTTGTAAAGCACGCTCTCGGGGCGGGGATAGTGGCAGCTCATGCCGCGCACGACCTTGCCGCCGCGCACCAGGATGGAGCAGGGCTGACCCTGCCAGCTAAAGCTCCCCGAGATGGCGTTTTTCGGCAGCGGCCCGCTCATGTTGACGGGCTCGATGTCCCGCGCGAGGATCGCGGGCTGGCCGTACAGCTCGACGTTGAGGGGCCAGCAGTCCGCGCCGAGCTTTGCCGCGATGTCACTCAAGGTCTGGTTGCCGATCCAGCCGTTGTCCAGCGCGCCGACGGAGCGCTGGATGGCGCGGATCATGCGGATCTCTTCCGAGGTGGAGCCTTTGACGTCCCTCATACCGCGCCCCCCGTCAAAAGCCACGCCATGAACGCGCCCACGACGGTCGCGATCATCAGCTCCACGACTTTCTCCCAGCGTTTGGACGGCACGGCAGTCAGGCTCCGCACATTGGCCTTGATCTCGCCGATGTCCTCCTTCATGTTCGTCTGGTCGGTCGCCAGCTCTTTGACCGACAGCGCCAATTCATTCAGCGCCCGCTGATCTACCTCTAACTGCTTGATGCGCCCCTCGTTGCGGAGCGAGCGGTCCTTGACCTCCTGAAGCTTTACAGCCAAATCTTCCATAGGCGTTGTCTCTCTTTCCTTAGGATAGAGCGGGGGATAGCCCCCGCTCTGCTCACTTGTTCAGCTCCATGAGCTTTTCCGCGATGTCCTCGGGGATGTGGCACTTCTCCGTCTTGACGCAGTAGCCGTCCTCATCGTAGGTGAGCTTGTACTGCGGCAGGACGTAGATCTCCGTGCCGGCGCGCTCAAGATCACGGCGCATGACCGGCTGCTTGATGCTGTTCTTGACGCCCGCGCTCTCGCTCAGGCCCGCGGGGGTATCGGTGACTTCGATGGGCTTGCCGTCGGATGCGATTCTCTTGTAAGTAGCCATAGTTTTGTTCTCCTTTTCTTTGTTCAAAATTTATTTATCATCAGCGTATTTCTCGCCGGTGATCTCCTCATAGTCCTGCGCGCTGAGGATGCCCTTTTTCACGGCGTTGCGCACCATGCCGGCTGTCCACAGCCCTTGCGCGTACCATCTTGCGATTTTCTCTTTCATTTCAGCCCTCCATCAGCGTGTCGGTCATCATGGCCGTGTAGGTCGCCTGCGCGTCGAGACGGTCGCTTGCCGCCTCAAGCGCCGCCACATTCTTGTCCGTGCGGACCGTGCGGTCGGTGTCGCGGTAGTAGCCAGTGATGGCGTACCAGTCATAGCACAGGCCGTCGATACCTTCCGCGCTGCGGTACTTCTCCAAAATCGTGCAGCTGTGCGTGGTTTCGTCCACATCCGTGCGGACGGTCACGGAGACAAAGCCGCGCAGGTCGGTGTGATCCGCGCCGATGGTCTCCAGCATTGCCATGTCGTTTTCATGTCCGAAAAGATATTGTGTGCTCATGCAGCATTTTCCTCCTTATCCGGCAGTTTCATCAAGCGGCAGCCGATGTTCGCGTACGCGTAGGAAACGGCGCTGTCGCCGACGCAGAACATACCGGAGTCCAAACTCTGACCAAAATCGCCACCACGGAACAGGCACGGGTCGGAGGCGCCATAGCCCCAGTAATCGGGGACATAGGTGCTTCCGCTGCCCGATGTGCCGGAGGCGATGAAGAGCGGCGGCAGACCCGAAACGGTCTTGACGCTCAGCGCGCTGATCCTGCCGCTCGATGGCTTGCCGACCAAGACGCCGCCGGAGCTGTCCGAAAAGGCAGACGGATTGAGAATGACCATCATGCCGTTGCTGTTGTAGTAGCAGCCGTCCATCCAGTCGAAGCAGTTGTCCCACAGGCCCTCAATGTTGCGGTACTGCGTGGTTGCGCCGTAGGTCGTGCGGGCGCTCGCCGTCGTGCCGGTGTGGTACGGCATGGAATCCGTGTAGCCCATGCTCTGCGCGCCGTAGTTGGTGCCGCCGCCGTAGCCGATGACTGCCTGGCTGTCCCAGTTGGCATATTCGACGATGTAAAGCAGCCAGATGGTAAAGGCCATCAAAAAGTCGCTCTGCCACACGGTCGAGCCAAGATTATGAATGCTCGTTCGAAAGGCACTTCTTGTCGCACGAGCAGCAGGCATAGCACCACTGGTGCTTTTATAAGTGCCAGCGGCGCAGTGGTATCTGCCCACATACACCACATCTCGTTCGCCCTTGCCGTCTCCGCGGTCTATGTGCGCGGGAGAGACCGAAAAGCCGTACAGCGGAGCGTCTGCGATTTGAATTTCCACTCGGTTTCCGTTTTGCGTCAGTTTGTACCAAAACTTGGGGATCTTCACGAGCTTGCCTGCCTCAACGTCGTCCACCACGGTCATGCCGCTCCACGGCATGATGTTGTCGAACGGAGAGCCGTAGTTGCTGAGGCCCGCCATGTAGGCGACCGGATTGGTGAAGCTCGCCGCTCTATCCGTTCGCGTGAGCAGCGTTGAACTGCTCCCGTCCCATACGACCCCGTAGACTTTTTCGAAAGTGGGCGCAAAGACCGCATAGTCTCCCAGCGTGCTGACGACAACGATATGCTCCCCGCCGTCTTCCTCGCCGAGCCTTGCCTTGATCGTCCATGTGCCGAGCTTGACATGGAAAACGCAGATTGCCTCATCCGCTTTTTTTGTCAAAGTCAGGAAACCGTCGGTGCAGGTGACCGTTGCGCCGAGGGTTGTCGTGACCGTGATCGTCGCCAGCTTTCCGGGGGCTAAAAATTTGAAAGCATCGTCCACCAAAGCGTTATCGCCCAGCCCATACTTTTCTGCGGTGTCGTCCTTAAGCAGGCTCGCCTTGTTGAGCGGCGTGCCCTCCTGTATGGGCTGGTCGGCGCGCGTGAGGTCGTAGAGGTTGGCTTGTCCCGCGACCGGCTCCAACTTCACGCGCCCGGGGTACAAAGATACTCTGTCCTGCATATTGTCTCCTTTCAGCCTTCTCCGGCGTACAGCTCGCCGGAAAAGTACCACGATTTGATGAGTTTGTCGATGAGCGCGTCGAGGTCAAGCAAAATCTGCTCAATGTTGTTGGCCTTGACGTAGTTCAGCCCCGCCATGCTCGCCGGGGCCTCCGGTGTGAACTGCATGACCGCAATCTGTCCGCGCAGCGTGACGATGTTCTGCCGGTACGCCTCCATCTGCGAGGCGGTCGGCGCATCGCTCGTCAGCCAGTCCTTTTTGACCGTCACGGGGCAGGCATAGCCGAGCGCCGTAAAGCGGCCCGCGATGTACTCCACCGCCGCGCCCACGCGGTTGAGGTCAGAGGCATTGTAAAAGCCCTTATCGGTCTGATTTGCCACGTCCGCGCGCGTGCGGTCGGTGACGAGGGTCGTAATGTCAAAGCTCATGTCTCCTCCTTCTCCCAATACACCACCACGCAGCCGCTTGCGCCTGCCGCACCCGGCGTGCCGGGCCCCGGATCTACGTCAATAACTGTGTAGCTGCCAATGGGATTTCCGTCAAGGTCGTAATTAGTCTCGCGGTGTTTTTCGCCCTTGTTGCCGCCCCTGCCGCCCTTGCCGCCGTCGCCTGTGCCCGATTTGGGCACGGCCACGCCTGTGCGGGCGAAGCTGTCGCCGCTTTGGATGTCGGTGAAGCCGTTCGGGTAGCGCTGCCCGTTGGCGGAGGAGTAGACGCCGAAGGTGGAAGCCTCGCCGATCGTGATGGCAAAGGTCTGCTGCTCGTTGATCTGAATGGTGTCCGCCCAAACAAGGCCGCCGAGACCGTCCGTGCCGTCCGCGCCAGCCGCGTCAAAGTCGCCGTCCGCGCCAGCTGTGCCGTTGCCGCCGTGCCCGACGAGGATCACGCGCAGCCGCGTTTTGCCCGCCGGGGCCGTCCACGATCCGCTCTCGGTAAAGACCGCGCGCTCGGTGTAGAGATACGAGCCGTCCGCCTGCAAGAGCTTGCTCTGGCATCCTTGCAGCACGCCGTCCGCGAACTGGAAGGTCTGGTAGATGCGCCGCGCCGCCGTCGCCCTGCTCTCGTTGAGCCACACGGTGTCCACGTCGCCGATCTCGCTTGCGGGGTCTCCGCGCCCGGTCAGCTCCAGCTGGTTGCCGCCGTAGCACGAGAGGATCAGCCGCGCCGCCGTGAGCGCCTGCGCCTGCGTGTGCAGAAACGGGTTTTTGATGGTCACGGTCTTCTCGCTGCTCGTGGAGTTGCCCGAGACGACGTACTCCGTCCCGTCCGAGAGGTGGAAAATGAGCGACGCAAGGGACTGGTTGGCCTTCATCGTCGGGTAATTGACGAGGTTTTCCAGCGTGATCTTGCTGCCCTGATTCCACAGCGGCTCCACCGCGAGTTTTCCAGTCTCCGCGTCCGCGCGAGGCCATGTGCCGGTCGCCATGCAGGCCCAGCGCAGGATGTCGCCGCACCTCTTCCCGCTCACCGCGGCGCGGCTCGAGGCCGTGACCGCGAGGTCGGCATAGTCCGCGTCCACCGTGTAGCGGTCCGCAAAGTTGGTGCCGAGCTGAGAAACGAGTGAGGCGATCCAGCCGGAGAGCGTGATAGGCAGCACCGTCGGCGCGAGGTACGCGCGGTCGGCCAGCAGCCCGATGATATCCACAAGGTCCCACTGCATCGTCAGGCCGTTGTCGCCGGTCTTCCAGCCGTCGGAGTATTGGTAGAAGACGCCCACGCGCTTATACTCCACCATACCATCCGCAAGCCGCACGCCGATGTAGGTCTCCACGCCCTGCCGCTCCTCGATGGACTGGAACAGCCCGGACTTGCTCCGCGGCTCGAACATACGGTTCTTGTTGTTCATCGCCATTTTGAGCATTCCGTATGGTAGCGTCAGGCAAGATACGTCCCCTTGCTGCTGCACGGAAAAGGATGCCAGCATATTTTCGCTCCATTGCTCGTAGTAGCCCGGTATGATCTCTACGGTTCGCATCCTGCGGTACGGCAGGCTCCATTTGGTCACAGTGATCTTGATCGCATCCGGCGTGTAGACCGTAAAGCCGGATATCTTGACGGCGCTTTGCGTGTTCCCGGTATACGTTTCCGTATGATACGACACGCCATCGACCAGAATATCCACCGTAAAATCCTCCGGCACACCGTCAAGCGGGTCGGAAGAAAAGAAGATGCTGCACGCCTGCAAAACGCTGACGTTGGCAAATGACAGCTGCGTCCATACCGGAGCAGAAAACGTTCCGTCCGCGCCCGATAATGCCTCACTTGCCGTTCCAATTTCGCCCGCAATTTGATAGTCGTCGGGGAAAATCGCAAACGATCCATCCAGCAACCAGCGGTTTTTCTCCAGCGTTGCGCAGCGCAGAGGCGCGGAAATGTCCTTGTCCGTCAGCTGTGCCAACTTTGACCACGGCGCAAGCCCGCTTGACGTGACCGTCCCGATGGTCATATCGGGGTCGGAGATGTCCACCACCGCTTTGAGGTAGATGCGCCTTGTTTTCCCGACGATAGCCGAGCGAAACGCGGAGGTCGCATCAATCATGCGGCGTCACCTCCCGCAGCTCGATGGAAAAGTCACCCCACATCGGCTTTCCCTCGCGGCTCCACATAAATTTAGGCGAGGCAAATGCCGTCACAAAAAACTCGGATGAAATCATTTCCGTACTGTTCGGCGGAAGAAACGCGCAGAGAATCGGCTCATTTCTCCCCTTTCTGCACGCCGCAAGCAGGTTATTTTTCTCCTCGTCGGTAAAATAGCCGTACTGGTAATTCACGCGCCACACCGTTCCGCGCAGCTCGCGCACCATGTTCCCCGGCAGCATCACAAGGTCAACGCTTAGCGGCTCTTCGTAAGCCGTATAACCGCCCTTCTGGCTTTCCGGCAAAAGGATCGCATAGCCGCCGGTATCTAAAATGAGTTGATTCATGCCGCCTCCTTATGCCATCTGCGCGTTTGCGATAGGCGTGCCCGCCGCAGCCGCCGCCTTGATGGAAAACGGCAGCAGATAGCTCGCCAGCTTTGTGCCATCCGGGAACATCAGGTTGATGGTGGTTGTGCCGGTCTCTGTGCTCACGCCCATGCTGTTGACAATGGCCGCGCTCGACCGTCCAATGCCGGAGTCGGCAAAGCCTACCGTTGCCGTACCGAAGTCCAGCCCGCTTGTAATGCCGCGTTTGATCGTTCCGTATTCGCTCTCCCAGCCCTCGCCAAGACCCAACGCCATATTTTCGCCGATCCCCGCAAACACGCGGGACGGGGAGTGAATGCCGAGAACGCCCTTGACGTTATCCACAATGCCGCTGAAAAAGCCGGATACCTTTTCGCCGATCCACGACGCCATGCTCTTGATGCCCTCCCACACGCCGCGCACAATGTCCTTGCCGACCTCGATAACGTCAGGAATGGAATCGACCAACGTTTTAATGATCGTTGCCGCCATATTCAAAACGCCTGTGACCAGCTGCGGAAGGTTCTGCGCCAGCCCTTTGACCAACGCAATGACCATTTGCAGACCCAGCTCGATAATGTCCGGCAGCTTGTCGATGGCATAGGAGACAAATTTTTCGATCATCTCCGGCCCCTTTTCCTGCACCACAACGCCGATGTTTTCAAGGATTCTCTCAACGACCGGCAAGAGATTTCCCGCCACCGTCACGGTGCTGCCCAAAAGGTTTGTGATGAGTTCCGCCATGTCGGCATTTTCATCGCCAAGCCCCGTGATAAAGTTTTCATACGCCGCTTTCATCGACGCGATAGAGCCTTGAATCGTCGTGCTGGCTTCCAGTTGCGTTGTGCCCGTGATGCCCATTTCCGTCTGCACGGTATGGATAGCGTCAACGATGTCCGCGTAGCTGTCGATGGTGTAGTTGGTGTAATTGCCTTGCGCGGCATTTAAGGCGTTCGCATCGTCCAAAAGACGCTGCATTTCCTCCTTCGTGCCGCCGTAACCGAGCTTGAGGTTATCCAGCATGGTATAGTTCTGCTTGGCAAAACCGGAATACGCATTTTGAATGGATTCCATGCTCGAACCCATCTTATTCGCGTTGTCCGACATATCCGTAATGGCCAGATTCGCCTTTTCTGCCGCCGCCTCCGTGTCGCCACCCATCGACTGCAAAAGCGACGCGGAAAACGCCGTCACGGTGGTCATGTACTCGTTCGCGCTCATGCCCGCCGTCTGGTATGCGTTCGCGGCGTACTGCATGACGGTATCGGCAGAGGATTTAAAAAGCGTTTCCACGCCGCCGACCAGTTGCTCATATTCTCCGTAATTTTCTACGGCCTGCTTTGTAATGGCGACCGCAGCCGCGCCAGCCGCTACAATCGCGGCGCCGCCGACCTTTGCCGCCGTTGCAAGCCCGCCTTTCAGTTTCCCTGCAAGCGTTTCCGCCTTGCTGCTCGTCTCCGAAAAGCCCTTGTCTACGTCTCCGTCGTCTACGCTGATTTTGACAAAAAGGTCTAATAAATTCATTTTCTCACCACTCTTTTTGGTGTTTTTGGTGAAAAGCCCTTGAAAAGTCAAGGCTTAAGTAGTACAATTTTAGGAAAGGAGGGTTTTGCCATGATCAATTTCAACAAAGATTCCGCATTTGACTTAAAGCCTATTTCCATTGCCGAAGTCCGCGACGAGGTCAACGGTCTTTTGATCGCGGGCGAAGAGATTGCTTGCGCGTTCAAAACGATTCGCGACCAGCTTATCTTCACCAACAAGCGCATCATTTCCGTTGACGTTCAGGGCATCACCGGAAAACGGAAATCGTTCAGCTCCATGCCCTTTTCCAAGGTGCAGTTCTTCGCTATCCAGACACCCGGCCTTGTTGAGCTGATCCCCGACAGCGAGCTTGTCCTGACGTTCTCCAATGGCTTTACCGCCAAATTTGAGTTCAAAGGCGATACCGACATCGGGAAGATCGGCCGCATGATCTCGGAATACGTCCTCAAATAACGCCTATCCCTCCGCCGCCCCGTCAGGGGCGGCTTTTTTTATCGTCAGCCCGCATCGCGCGACAATATCGGCGGTAATCTCTTCGCACGTTCTGTTGTCCTGCTTTTTCGGCTCAATCATGTCCGCGTATCGCGCCTTGATGTAGTTCCCGCCCGCATATCTGGCCGTATTTTCCGCAACCACGCGCAGCGCATCCGTCACATAAATGCGGTATGCTTCGGTTTTCGCTCTCTCATTGAGCCGCGCCACGCAGTACCGCAGGAACGGCTTTATTTGTTTTCGACCTCGGTATTCTCCTGCGCAGAGCCAGAGGTTTTCCCGCTCTGCGCTGAGAGAAAAAGTGCGCCGAATGCTTCATCGGTCAAAAGTTCCGTTGCGTCTCGCATCAGCTTGACGAGGTTCAGCGCGCCCTTGTAGCTCTCCGCGCTCACGCCCTCAATAGAGGCAAGAATTGCAATGATGTCGCCTTTGTGGCCCTTGAGCAGCGCAGGGAGCGCTTTTCGCGCCCTCTGCGTCGCAAACTGCTTCACCGTCATGCCCTCGGGCAGCTTCTCGCACTTGAACAGCGCGGAAGCCGCATTGTCCTCCGCAATGTTGGCAATCGGGTCGATGATATCCGCGATGACGTCAAAGACGCGCTCGCCCTGAATGTCGGAAAGTCTCATTTACGCCTCCGCCGTGCCGGCCGCAATATAAAGCTCAAACGGAACGGTATCCTGTGCGCTCATGGAATAGTGCCCGGTAAACTCAAAAGGAAACTCGCCCGTAGATTTGTCGCTCGTTTTGATTTGAAATCCACCTGTAGAAAGCGCGTTGATCAGTTTGATAGCGATAAAGCCGCCGTTGGTTTCTCCGTTCTTGTCAGAATAATCGCCCACAAACCAAACGTCACCAAAGTCCGTGTCCTTGAGGTCGTTGCGCGGTGTAACCTTGGTCGTGTCGGTCGTTCCGATGTCCGCCGCGCCGCACAGCCGCTTTGCCGTGGTAGTGTCAGCAGTTTTAAACGATCCTGCCATTTTAGCCTCCCATGAATCAAGCTTTTTCAGCTCCTTCATGTTCTTCGGACAGTTGTCGATATCCGCGCCCATGTCCGAATAGGTCGGTGCGGCGGTAAAGTTAATGCCGCCGGTCGTTGCGCCAATCTGGCTATTGGGACCGACTTCGCCGGTTGCGGGTGTAAATTCAGTTGCCAAAATGCCGGCGTTTAGCTGAAGCTTCTGAAAAGTATCAGAAGGAATCTTGGTATATTTCATGTCGTTGTCCTTTCATCAGTTTTGCGACAGGTATTCAACGGTAAGGTTGAGATACCGCCGCTTGATGTTTTTATCGCTTTCGTCCGCAATGTTCTGGCACCACGGGGACCCGCGCTTGATCCACATCGCCCCGCCGTCATAGGCGACCATACAGCCGCCCATGCCGATTGCATCGGCGATCTCCTGTGCCTTGGCATTCGGTACCGCCTCGCTCTCGGTGTAATACCAGAGGTTGACCGTCAGCGCGATCTCACCGCTCTCCCATGATCCGGTGATAAGCTCATAGGTCAGCCACGGGAACAACGCATCTTCCGGCACGTTGGAGGTCGGATAGGCCGGGAGGAATCGAGAAAACCACGCATGGAGCGCCTTATCCTTTGTCATTTCGGCACCCCATTCCAATCAAGTAAGATTTCTGCGGTTTCGCGAGCAGCGAGAGCTTCTTCAAATGTCTTGTATGACCCTAAATATTTGTTTTTCCCGCCAACACCGATTACAGCGCGCCAAGAATGGTTTCCTTTATCAAAAAACACTCCTTTTCTCCCGCTTTTGTTCGATACGCTAAGGCTTCGGTTCCTGTTATTTTCCACATAAGAAACGCTTCTCAAGTTGCATTTGCGATTATCTTTTCGATTCCTTGAAATGTGGTCGCATACTTCACCGGGGGCCGATTGAAAAATCAGTTTATGAGCCTTATACATTTTCCCATTGGACCCAGAACCGCCAGCGGCATACCCCTTATAATCGAGGTGCCAAGACCACATAGAAAACAAAGGAATGTCCTCAGCATCCGCAAAAAACACAAGATTCCCCATTTTGTCAAAAACATACACAATGCCGTTTTCAACTTCATAAATGTTTTCCTTGTTTTTATATGTCACTTGTTCCACCTCATTTTGGTAAATTCTTTCGTTCCGCGGTAAAGAATTTCAGTGCTCGGACCGTCGGGCCTGCCGACCGCGGCGCAGTCCGTTCTTCCGGGTTTGAGGTCACGCGGTAGGTGTTGCCGGTGGACGTGTCGCGAAAATAGTCGTTATACTCGATGGGGACGGTCTTGTTGACCAGCGCGGAATACACAGACGTAACGCCCTCTTTTTCAGCTCTGCGGGCCTCCATCGAGGTGTCGAGCGCCTGATAGTTGAGAAATTCCGCGCCCTCTGCCCACGCAACGATGTAGCCGCCTGCGCCGTCCGGCGTTCGCGTCTTTTCCATTAGCACGCATTTGCTTGCGAAATCGTCGAGTAAACTCACGGTTCCACCCCCTTGAGCTTTCGCCAGTCGTTTAACCGGCCTCTAAAAGCGTCCTGCCAGCCGTTTAACGTGCCGCTGTCGCTTCCCGCGCTTCGTTTGGTGTAGGAGTAGCCCCCGAAGCTTTCGCTTTGATACGGGCTTGCAACGGCCTCCCCGTTTTTTCCCTGCCAAGCCTCGATCTCAACCGAAAGATCGATTACGGCTTTCGGCACGGCAAGCGCCCACACAGAGCCGGTAAACGTCTCGTCCGTTAAATCGACCGCCGGATATTGATGCAGACCATCGTTAAACACAGAGCCGCAGATGCGGAAATATTGATTGGTCAGGAGAAAGGGCAGCGTAATGCTGCCATTCTCCACGGTAAACGTGCCCTCGTGAATGTCCACAAGGAACCAGTTGTTCAAGTGCCGTAAGACCTGTTCAAGCATCACGCTGCCCCCTTATTTAACCCGCAGCAGCCGCAGCAACGGTAGCCACGGCAATGCCGTCCAGATACTCAGCCCACAGCTTCATGCCCATGATGGCGTACATATCGCCGGTGGCGCGGCTGTAATCGCCGTCGACATGGACGCCGATCAGATTGGTCTCGCCCTTCACGGTGTAATTCAGCCCCAGCTTGGCAAAGTCGCTGTCGCTGGGGTCCACATAGTAAAGATCGATGTTCTCCACGGGCAAAGCGATCACCTTCTTGGAGGCGATGTACTTCTCGGGCAGCAGGAACAGGGTGCGGTAGCCCATGAAGTTCTCCACGTAGTTGATTCCGAACATCGTCTGCACGGTGATCTCCTTGTCGCCCAGGTAATCGTAAGCGTCGATGATGTTGGCAAAGCCCACCACCTCGGTCACGTCTTTGTCGAGACCGGCAAACTTGTCCAGCACTTTGCCCTTTGCCATCGCAAGAGCGCGCTGCCAGGTCTTTTCCGTTACCTTGAGCGTGCCGGTGCCGAGGAAGGTGTAGAAATCGGTCAGAACCTTGTTCTGCAAGGCCACGAGGAAAGCCTCGTCGGTCTTCTCCACGGCAACGTCAGCGCCGTACTTCGCCACGCTCTCGATGGTCACGCTCTTGGCATACTTGGAAATGTCGATGTCGCCGTAAGCAACCGGCTCTACCTTCATCTTGGTGAAGGGGATCTCGTCACCCTCAGCCACGGTGCCGCCCTTGAGGCCGCCGTCCACGCTGGCCTTGTAAGAAACCAGCTTCGTGCCGGGAGCCTTGCGGATGGGACGCATAATGCCCATGATGTTGCGCAGTGCGTCCCAGTTATCAGCAAAGCGGGACACGAAATCCACCTCACGGGCGGAAGTGGTAAACTGCGCGGAAGTTGTTACGTTAGTTTTCGCAGCCATAAATAGCTCCTTTCAAAAATCAGTTGTTTTCACTTGCCATCAGATCGGCAAGTGCTTTCTGGCGCTCCGCCGTAGACATTACATAGCGGCCCTTGTCGTCCTTCTTGTAGATGTCCTCGCGGGTCTTTGCGCCGCCGGTGTTTGCCGGTGGATTGGCGGGATTCGCCCCGTGCGTCTGCGTGGTGGAGACAAGCCCCTTGTAAGTGCCGTCTACGAGCGCATCAAGGGCCTTGGTGTCCTTGATCTTCTCGCCATCCAGCTCCAATGCGGCCATTTCCTCGCCGCAGCCGCGCATCGCAAGGTCGAGATTCGCGCCGGTGATGTTTTTGCTCTCAAAGTAAGCACGCACGGCCTTTTCCTTTGCCGCCTTGCTTTCCTTTGCCGTGACGTCGGATTTGTAAGTTTCAAAGGCCGAGTGTTCCTTCTCGTACTTCTCCTTATAGCCGCCGTCACCCGCTGCCTTGAGGTCGTCCAATTCCTTCTGGACGCCGGGTAGCTTCTCTGCGTCCGCCTTGTACTTCGTGAGATCGTCCTTGAGGGGGTCAACCACGCCCAGATGCAGCGCAACCAAGCGATTCTCGATTTCTTCGGTGCAAGCCTCGCCGAGAATATTCCTGATTTCCGCTCTCGTAAATTTCGCCATGTTATTCGTTCTCCTTTTCTTTGGCCCCAATTCTTCGGGGGCGAACGTTGTATAAAAACCGCTGTACCTCGCGGTGTTTACCTAAAACAAAAGAGCCAACCACCAAGAATTTCTCAGTAGTTGGCTCCTATTGCCCTTTCCCGCGCCCAATTACGCAGAAGCTGTGTATTTGATTGTTTTCTTGACTTCTAATACGATGTACCCATCGCCTTTTCGGCGTATTTCAGCATCGTTGCCGCGCTTAATGATGGCTTCAATGGCCTTGATGGTTTCATTATCCATTTTTCAGCTCGCTTTCCAGAATGTCCCGATACTGTGCAGCATGATCGGCGGCAGCGGGTTTCAAAAACGGCTGCGCCTTGTTGCCGCGCGTGTAATGCCAATTGCCCTTTGCGTCCTGATATACCCACGGCGTAGGCCGTCCGCCGCCGCCTTCGGCATAAATGCCCGTGCCAAGCTCAACGGAAGGCGCGTAAGAATTGTCCGTCCCGATGATTACCGCCAGTTCCTGCTCGTCTACCACATGAGTATTGCTGTTTCGCAGAATTCCGGTATCCACGGGGCACAGCTTTTTCGCATATCCTTCTGCCACCAGCCCGCACTTTTCAAGCCCGCGCAGCAGCGCCGCCTTGATCGCGGCAGAAACCTCTTTACTGTTGTCGTGGATTTCAACGCTCATTTCTTTCTCCTGAAATACTTGTCAACGATTCTCAAAACCTCATCGGCGTATTGATTCGGCGTTGCCCCCAATTTTGCATAAGCAAAACATTCCGCAAGAAACTCATTTTGATTGGAAAAGGCATACTTTCCCAATTCGTCCGGTCGGTCATTTTTTGCGACCTTATAAACCTCTTCGATTTCGTCCCAAAACGCGAGTTCTTCGCCGTATCCATACAAACGGCTGGTTAATTCTTCGGACAGGGTATGCGCAAACTCGTGCGTTGTTGTATATACCCCGATTTGCCGACGCCCCAATCGCGGGCTTTCGCCAGCCGCCGAAGATTTGCGCAGCTCGGTAAACAAGCTGTTTTGGTCTTTGTAATATTTCTTAGGGTATTGCAGTGATACTCTTTCAGCCCTTGCACCAGAGCGCTTTACTTCTCCCAGTGCCGCGCGTCCGGAAGTTGTTACAATCTCGCTAAAATGATACCCGTATTCATCCCCCAATCGTAAAATCTGCTCCATATTTTCTTTTGCAAGGTTTAAATCCATTCCTGACAAATTAACTGTCTTTTTGGTTCTTTCCTGCATAATATTGGAAACAACAGAAACGCTATCGGCACTTCGTATTTTTTCTATTGCTATTGTCAAAACATCTGTACTAACGCTCTTTTTCCACCCAGCCCATTCCGCATAGGACATATCCGAGATAACCTCTGTTTGCCCTGTATCGGCGTTTCTGGCGCGCCGTTGTGCGGTAGAGGCATCTACCCCCTCAACGGCGGGAATCAGCGTGCAGCGGCAGTTATATATCTCCCACGGTGGCCCTTGTGGGTCGCCGGGAAAGCGACAACCATTAGAAAACTTCTTGTCTTGCGCCACTTGTTCGCCGTCAAGCATGGCATGAGAGTGGCGTGTACGCGCGTCCAGCGTGGCCAACCAACGTTTTTTGAGCTTTATCCCCATCTTTTCCGCCGCCGCATAGCTGTCCATGCGTCCGGCGTTCTGCGCTCCAGTCACGGCTGTACGGGCGGTGCGGATGGCGGAATTGCGGCTCATGGTGGTGATCCGCTTTTGCAGGTCATCCGCCATGTTCTTGATGCTCAAGCCCTGCAAGATAGAGCTGGTGACGCTTGCCGTGATCTGCTTCTTACCATATGCGAGGTCAATGCCACGCTTTAATGCTCGTTTCGGCGGGTAGTATGGCATTAAATCGGGTTGCTCTAACATGAGCCGTTTGACCGTCTGCTCGTCCCACAGGTCAAAGCCAACATTTCCGGCCACGCTCTCAATGGTATACGCCGCATAATTGCGGTTAAGAGAGTAGATACCGGGCGTCGCATCATTGGTATAAGACACCGCTACAGCGTTTGCGTCGGTCACGCGGTGCGCCACCTTATCACGCATGGCCTGATAGCGTTCCCCGCGCCCGATCTGATTTAGCCGCCATTGCTTATAGTCGGCCTCCGTCCATTCCTTCCCGTTCTGCACGGTGCCAATCAGAGCTTTCATTTCCTCGTCGCGCTTTTTGAATTGCTCAAAATATGCGTCGATGGTCGCTTGCAGCTCTTTCCCCGCCTCACGGTATAGTTTTGCAATGCGCCGTTCCAGCTTTGCAAGCTCCTTGTCGGTCAGCTTGTGCCCGAGGTCACTGGTCGCCATCGCCGTTCACCCCCGGCGCATCCGGTTCTGCAAAGCTCCGGTCAATCTCTTCTGCCGCCTTCCGCTTTGCCATGTCCTCGTACTGGTCAATATCGCCGTTGATGGTCAGCAGCTTCTTTGTGATGTATTCGTCATCGTAATACGCCGCGCCCAAAAGGATGTTCTGCGTCTCCTCGCTCTTGTTGATAATCTGATTGCGCATGTAACTCGGCTGATCCTCAATGCCTGCCAGACGCAGAATCTCAACAATAAACCGCGTTACCTCGGATTCAAACTTGTCCGTTTTCAAATCCAGCGGCACATAGCTGGCCTTGATTGCGGTCGCCGTCTGGTTGCCGGCAGATACCGCCGCCGCGTCAAAGCACTGGAAATCTTCATAGAGCTTTTTCTTGAGCATATCAATGGTGCTGCTCGTGCCCTCATACGGCGCCTCGATGGTCTTGCTCTCCACCTTCGCGCCGTCATCGCCGTTGGCGTGGGCCACATGTAGCGTTTTGAGCCGCTCCACAAACTTTGCATCATCCAGATCGTCCATGCCGTTGCAGTTGGACAGCACCCAATAGATCAGATTGCCCTCGTCCACGTTGTTTACCATATTCGAGGACGCAAGATCGAGCGCGTCAATGGTGTTGCGCTTGCCGACAATTTCGGATAGACACCGCTTGTTGTTTTTCAGCGGCACGATGGGGAAACTCGGATAGTTCCCGCCGTCATAGATTTCGGTTTCGCCAACTTCGGCCTTGCGGATAACGAGCTTGTAGCTGCGCTTTTCCTGCAATACGCTCATGTCTTTGTTCTTCGGCTGGAAATATTCGGTAAAGCCATCCAGCTCGTAGAGCGTCGCTCTCAGCGGCTTATCCTGCGCCACCTGCCAGAACCGAATACCGGCTTTCAATGCGCCGTCCTCCTCATCATAGAGGGGAACGAACTCAAGCAGGGAGAACACGCGCAAATGCGTCAAATCCCAGAAACCGAAGGATACGCCCGCGATTTTCGCCTCACGCGCCGCATCCATGACTTCCTGATCGAAGTCCGGGCACAGCTTGTTTGGCGTTTCCTTCTCCGCAAAGGTCACACCGTTTCCCAGCAGATACGAAACCTCCTGATCCACTGCCAGACCGAAGAAGCGGCTGGCCAGCTTATGATTTGCCGTCCACATATCCGTGTGGCTGCGCCCCTGCATATCATAGATGATCTTCTCATAGCGGTTAATGGTCGGATTTAGACCGTTATAGTATTCCTCCGCATCCGCCGCCGTTTTATATGCCGGACTCTCGCGGTGCTCATTGATCGCGCTGCGGATAAACGCCATCCGCGCCTGCTCGTCCTCGCCAACCGCCACAAGGTCATTATATGTTTTGATAGCCGCTCACCGTCCTATCTGTTCCAAAGTGGTGTATACTCGCGCCGATACGCCTTGTTCTTCAGGACCGTATAAGCAAAATACCGTGTTTCATCCATTGCGTGATCGTTTTCTTTGATCGGCCTGTCATCGGCGGATTTTTCGTCCCACCGATACAGGCCAAACTCGCGGATGCAGTCTTTGCAATTTCGGTGTATCTTGATTACGCCGTCCTGCAAAAACCGCGCCGTAGTCATAATACCGTTGGTTACGTCGTTGTTGGCCTTTCGCACCATATAACCACGCCGCCGCAAAACCTCGATAAACGAGGCGGCAGACGGGTCAACGATGATGCTTTTAACGTTTGCCTCGCCGATGAGCTTTTTAATTTCGTCGGCGTATTCCTCGTCCGTCTTGTTCTTCTGGTTCTCGCGCCCGGAATAGTAATACTCGCGGATGCGCGTGGCCGTCTTGCCATCCCATCGCCACAGCCCTGCGGAAAACGGGTTAAGTGTGCCGTAGTCGCAGGACACATAGTATTCTCCCTTTTCCGGCAGCTCGTCCACAATGCAGCTCTCGTCAAACATGGGGTAGATCAGGCCCTCGGCCACTACCCACAAGCCGCGAATGTATCGGTCGTAGAACACGCCGGAAAACATTGCCTGATAGCGTTCCAGCGTCTTTTGAGATAAGCCGGGGTTGTCCGTCATTTCAAAATGCAGATACAGCGCGTTTCGCTCCTTGTTCCGCTGTATCCACTCTGTATAAAACCAGTGCTGTGGACTTCCCGGGTTGCAAGAAAACCACAGCTTTGCGCCGTCAACGGAGCAGCGGGTCAAGGCCTGTTCCACAAACGAACGCGGCATAAGCACCACCTCGTCCAGCAGCACCCCCGCCAGCGTGCGGCCTTGTATCAGCGTATAGCTGGCCTCGTCCTTTCCGCCGAACACCTCAAAGTAGTTTGTCACGGCTCCGCGCCGCACTTCCATAACCTTGTCACCGCGCCGCCAACGGATGATATAACGTTCCTTTGCAAGGCTCATCGCCGTGAACGGCACGATGATGTTCTTGGTGCAGCTATCCACCGTGCGGCCACACACACCAAATCGCTGACCGCTGAAATTCTCCATCGCCCAGCGGACGAACGCCCACATCATGATGGAGGTCTTGCCGGAACGCACGGCGCCGTCGCAGATCAGCGCGTCATACTTGGAATAGGAAAAAGCAAGGATTTTTGCTTGTTTTGGGCTAATCATGTGGCATAAATACAACTACCATAGGCGGAAATGGAGCAGAATTTTTACTTCCGCCAAATTTTAATCGTCCCCTAATAAACCGAATTTCCACATTGTTTCTTTTGTATATGTAATCGTGGAACCATTTTGTATCTGTTCTGGCAGGAAGTAGCATTACGACGGTAGACCCGCTAACGGATGCAAATAACGCTCTCCTCACCCATTGCCCGATGCCACGCCCATATGGAGGATTGCACCACACGGTTCCTTTCCACGGATGTTTCAGTCCGTCTTGTTCCTTCGTATAGAACTTGTCGCACTTTGCATTTTCTGGAGTTGCACACACATCAAGTGTAAATTGAAATTCATTATTCAGTTTATCAAACAAATCTTGTGGCGTTTCCCATAAGTCTGTTTTACTGGAAAACATTAATTCTGTATTCATGTGTCGCTCTCCAACTCCTCCGCCATCTCTCTTAGGCTCTTGCTGAGTTCGTCCTCTTTGCCATTATCAGACGGCCCGCCGCTTATCATCGCCCACTTGTCGATCAGCGTCCCCATCGCCGTGGTGATTTGGCTGAGATTTGCCGCCGCCAGCTTTTCCGGGTCATTGAGCATTTCAAGCCCCTTGCCGATGAACGAACACACAAGGTCTTTGTGGTCGTTCATGTACTCCATCACATCGGCGGTGTTCTCTTCCTTTTTTTGCTCGCACTTTTCCACAATGTCGGCATTCGCCCGCACAAGGTTCTTGACCGTCGTTGCAGACACGCCGTTGATCTTTGCTGTGGCGCAATAGTTGTTCGTCTGCACATAATCCGCCAGTATTTTCTTTTTCTGCCGGTCTGTCAGACGCGCAGCCATTGTCACCACTCCCGTTTTATCATTTCATCCTCGAACCACCATCTATACCCTCGCCCTATTCCCCCATCTTTTTGACACCATCTATATATTGTTTTTGAATCAATCTTATTTTCTCGCGCCGTATCCGCTATAGTTGCGTATCGCTTTTTTTCATTATTCTCCAACGACACCCTTACTACTGCGCGGCCCTTACTCCCATATGCGTTGTTATATGCCTTTGTGCACCATTCCAAATTTTCTGCTCGATTATCCATTTTGTTTTCATTCTTATGATTTACGACTGGATATAAGTTAGGGTTTGGAATAAATGCTTCGGCCACAAGCCGATGCACCTTGGGCCACATATCTTCTCCATTTTTTGTAATATGAATTTGAAGATACCCATTTTTATCTTTTACAAGTTTTCTTTCCCTGTTTGTTTTAACGCTCCAAACTCTTCCGGTATTTGAAACCTTGTATTGTCCTTCTAATCCGCAAATTTCTTTCCAAATTTCATTTTTCATGATTCGCAATCTCCTTTTCTATAAGGAGATGTGGCGGGAGCATACCCCGCCATGCGTGACACCTCGTTATTTGCTACCAGCCCCCGCCCCTTGGCCTTACATAGCAGACTTTACCCGCCCAGAGGGGCATACACTTGATGCTCAGAATAGATCTTCCAACTAAACCGCTTGGAGCGGCGAGACGGTATTGAGCCGCCACACGTCCGCAATGTTGCCTATAGCCATTGCTTTCGCTTCTGCTTCTGCACGCCGCGTATATCTCCCCTGGGCCACATCGTTGAGAGGTGCGGGGAGTCCTGTCATTTTTGCCCTCAACCGCCCGCCCCGAAGGGCGGGCTATCAAGGGAGGAGGAAACAGATGAAAAAGCAGAGGCGTGAAGAGCCTCGCCCCATCACGCCTCTATTTTTGCATAGGTTTTTCTTATTTTTCCCCTTAAAAGGGGAATTTTCAAAATTTTTTTAGATAATCGTCCACGGTCATCGGATTATCCGTCCTTCCGAGCAGATAATCGACCGACACCCCAAATTTATCGGCGATGCTTTCCAATGCGTCCGTTGTGGGCGTAGCCTCCCCCGCCTCGTACCGCCTCACCGCGTCACGGTGCAAGCCGCACAGTTCAGAGAGGACATATTGCTTTATTCTCTTTCTCTCCCGTAAGCGCTTCAAGCGCTCGGGAAACGCGTTCATACCACATCCCCCATTCCGATCTGCTCAAATTTCGGCTTTTCAAAAAGTGGCGCAAGCATCTTGTCTTTTGCTGCCTCGTAAAACCCCTTGTCCACCTCAAACCCATAAGCGTTACGCCCCATCTCATACGCTGCGCGAAGCGTAGAGCCGCTTCCCGCGCATGGGTCAATTACAACGTCTCCCTCGTCTGTGAATACGGAAATCAGCCTTTTCAGAACGCTTACCGGCTTTTGTGTCGGATGCACCTTTGGATATTGACTGCGCTTGTCCCTCTCCCACGCAAACCAATCAAATACCATGTGCCGCTCGCCATCCGAACCAACGTTACGGAATTTGGGCAGCTTGTCCCGGTAGAGGACGACCGCAAATTCCGTCGCGCCAACGATCTTCATGTTGGCTTTCAGCACCTGCGCGGAATAGTTTTTACAGAAAAACAGCGGATAGCTTTTCATAAACCCGTAGCGCTTGCCGTATTCAATCACGGTCTGCATTTGCTCAAACGCGCAAAACACGATCATTGCCGGAGCCTGCCCCTTTTCCTTTGGTTCCTTGCGCAGCATACGATTGCAGAAGTGCATATACTCCGCAATTTTGAATGTTCCGTCCGTGTGGAAAAAGCTCTGTTTCGCAAGCTTACTTTCACCGTTTTTATTATCCCCTCCGTTGTACCACATCGGATTGCTTGCATAGGCATCCACGCCAATGTTATAGGGTATATCCGCAATCACAAGCTGTGCTTTTGGAATATTGTATCGCTTAAAATTCTGAAAATTGTCATGGTATAACTCGCATTTCATGCCAGCACCTCCTCCGGTCGGAAACTTTCTTTGATCTCCTTGTTGTCTACCATGATCGCCACGGTCACATAGCGCTTCTGCGGATGGATGTACGTCACCACGCCGGCGCGGATCGGGTACAGCTTTTCGCCGCGCGCTTTTCCCGGAAACTCCTCCGGCACCGTCATAAACTGCGCCCGCACCTTGTCGCCTACTTTCATTCCGCACCTCCAAACGCTTCCTCGAACGTCAGACCGCTCTCTCTGAGGATGCCTTTGATCACGTCGATGGTATGCTGATTGTTGCCCGAAAGCCACCACCAGATGTTGCTTTTGGAAATGCCTACCGCATCGGCAAGCTGGCGGCGCGTGTACTGCCGCTCGCAGAAAACCTTTTTCAGCGCCGAATAGACGCAATAGGGATATTCGATCATTTTCTCCCCGCCCTCCGCTTGTATCGGCCTTTTGACCTCTGAATGTAATTGATCATCGCGCTTTCTTCGGCTATGCTGGCCGTTTCGTTGCTTTTTGCCTCTTTCTTTTCTTGCAGCCACGCAGCATATCGCTCACAGGTCGAATGACAGCCGACGTGCCGCTCCTGACAGTTAAAGCAGCTCATATCATCCCACCTCGTACTGCGGGCAGGCAAGCACGCGATAGCTTGTCTCGTAATGCCTGCGAGCACCGCCGCAAGAATTCATCAAAACCCTTGTTCTGATCGCGCGCCAACCTTCCACCGGCTGCCATTTCAGCTTCCGCGTTTCCTTGTCGCATTCCGACCAAGGACATTTTCCGCAGGCGTATTTGCACGACCAGCAAAGCGTCGAACTTTGTTCTGCCATCTACACTTCCTCCACCCAGATGCCGAATCGCTCCAGCATCAGTTTTTTCTTGATGATATATTCCTTTGTCTTAAAGCCCTTGGCGTCCTCTACGATCGTTTCCCCGTTGCGGGTGTACACGAAGTCGGCTATGTATGTAACTGCCCTCACAGCGGCTCCTGTGGGCGTCCTCTGCGCCCCCACGAGCTTGTATGTCTGCTGTAGCTTCAAATCGTGTATTTCCCCAGCTTTCAGCAGCATCCGCAGCTCATCATAGCGGTCTGCCTCGTGCTTGCTGTCGAACGTAATGCCATGCCGCACGGTTTTGCGGTTGTGGTACTTGCCCGTTTTTTGAGCAATTACCTTTTCAACCACCTGTTTTTGTGCCGCAGGCCCGAGACGTGCAAGGTCAGATGCCGTCAGGCTCATTCCCCCCTCCCGTCTGTCACCATGACCACGCGCACCTTGCCGAACTGCTCAAGCGCCATTGCGACGGATTCCTTCGTGGCGAGCTTGTCGCCGTGTTCTTCGATGTCGATGATGATGCGGATCATGGCTTTCTTTCTCCATAAGCACAATAAAAATCACCCGGCACAGTAAGGTCAACGCAAGCCCCATGCGAGCAACACAGTCCGCCTATATCCTCCCAGCTATGCTTGCAGTCCTTGCACCGCGTCACCGGAGCAGAAGCATCTTCCGTTAGAGCAAGATAGGCGAGAGCAAGGGGACGGCTATGATGCAATAGTTCATCTTCGTCCATGTATTGTGCGATATGTTCGATGGTTGCAATAGCTTCTTGTTTCAAATCGACGC